TCTCGAGTTTACCAAGTCGTTGCTCGATGCGGCGCACTTCCTGCTGCTGGCCATCAAGCGTTGTGATTATGTATGCGACCTGAGTCTCCAGGCGCGTCAGCCTGACCATCAGTGCCACCCATGCGGCACCGATACTAACGGTCGTAATAAACGCTTGGATACCGATCTGCACCCACATCTCTGGACTCATAGACTACTCCACCAATGACTTCACCTTTATAATGGTGCGATGGAGTCGAAGCTTGCACCACGCAGTGTATACACTTAGCCGTTTGTCCTGGCGCGAAGTCCGATGGTTTGACTGACTGCGTCCGTGTGACCGTAGTCTGATCCGATGCACTCGTAGTATGGCGATAGCGCCTGCGGATTCCCAGATGTGTATATCCTGTCATCGGCACGAACTTCGATGTCTGGTGAACACGTGAGCGTCCATGTACCGGACTGTTCGATCATGCCGCCGACTATGCCCTCGGTATCGCCCGTGTTACTGATCGTGCCACGAATCTCAGCGACCTGTATCCAGTGCTGTGCCACGCCACCGATGCCATCCGCTTGATTGACGGTCCGCCAGATCGCGACACGATCAGCGTACGAATACGCCTGGATCGCGTTCTTGAGCGCGTTGGAATAAGCTGCTGGAATCATACGAATACCATCGGTGAGAAACGCTTCGCCTGGTCGAGACAGTGCTCACGGAGCACGGCCATCTTTGCGTCGACCTGACCATCCTTGACATCGATGAGGTGCGTGATGCTCGATGCTTTGCGAATCCAGCCCTGTCGCGCAGATGTCCGGATGTCATAACGCTCGATGTTTGCGGGACCTATGTCCTCCCATAGAAGGTCGCCTGATCCATCATTGACCGAATAGCCAGTTGTCCTCGTGTACTGAGGAAACTGAGGTTCTGTGGCGCCTGATGTCCCTGCGATGACGCACTGGTAGAGTCTGCCATTCGCGACGGTTGGGATCACAATATCGCCAACCACGAAGGCTGTCGACGCGATCCAGAGACCCCAGCGAGCGTGATCGTCCACGAGCTGCTGTAGCGCGGTGCTGTCCAGGAACGGATACTGGTCGGATGCTGTCATCCATGCGAGTCGGTCGAGTGCTTGAGTTCTTGTGAGTGGCATGTGTACATCCTAAAAACAAAAAGGGAACGGGATAACCCGCTCCCCTTGACTGCAAAGTCAGACAGCCTACGAAGCGGCAGCCTGGAGAACGATGATGGAACCAGGGACCTGATCGGCCACTGTTGCGGTGACGTTTCCGACATCAAAGCAGTTGAACGCATAGCGCTCGGTTGCCTTGAAGGTAAGCGCGTCCTCGACGAACTTTACCTGATCAGAAACTTCGACCGTGACTCCACGACGATCGCCGAATGCCACACCCTTGGAGAGATCCGCAAGGATAGCGACATCTTTGCTGACACCAGTGGTTGACGGCATGTTCTGAACGAAGCTGATCGGGATACCGAACAAGGTTGGTTCAGGACCATATGCATTTTGCAGGTCCATGATAGAGTTGCCACCCAAAGCGATAAGCTTATCGGCGACACCGTTGTAGAATACCTGCTTGTGCATATACCAGCGTGGCTGATTTGCATATGGCTGTATCTTTGCGACCATGCTCTGGAAGTTCGCGAGAGTGAAGCTCGAGAGTGCAGTCTGTGATCCGGTTGGACCAACAACCATCGAGGCGATGTTTGCAAAGGTTCCAGACAATGCCTTGATGCGTGGCATGATTCCAGTGATGGAACCATACGTCGATGTGCCATCGCCCTGGAATGCAGCTGCATCCTCTGCGAGTGCGAGACCATAAGCAAAGTCCTGAGCCAACATCGCACCAAAGTCGATGACGGTGTCCTCGTTCAGCTCTTTAGAGACGATGGTCAAGATTGCGAGTTTCTTTGCCAACAGCTGTACTTGGCTGAATGTCACATCGGACGCAGTAATGGCCGTTGCTTCACCAGGGTAATAAGTCGTGGTGCTGGTCGATGCATTTGGCACGTTGAGCGTGTCAGATGTCATCGGGTAGATGCGGCTGTAGCGACGTGCAATACCATACTCGTTACGGAGCCAGATCAGACTGGACGAAACGATTTCAGGGACGGTGTATCCACCGACGTTGTCTGTGCCTTCGACCTGCGACTTGACGCCATGCTCGTTGCACCACTTGGCTGCGGAAGCATTGCCGAGGACCGTACCACGGACCCACTGTCCGAATGCATAGGCCTTAAAGTTTGCTTCGTCACGGGTTCCAGGGAATGGATTCCGAGTGCATCCGCCGGACTTCCATGGCTCATGCTTTGGCGCTTCAGATGCGACAGGAGCAGGCACGGAGCCGAACTCCTTGAGCATGTCGATGCGCTCAGAGAGAGACTTTGCAGATGCGTGGAGGCGATTGGCTTCGGCCATGTCTCCGCCGTTGATGAGGACTTCCTTGGCGGCAGCAATTGTAGACTGGCGCTGTCCTTCGAGTTGTTCGATTGTCATTGACTTAACTCCAAGATCATGAGCTCACGGAGGAGTGCGGACTTCGCATCCTCGATGTCGCTCGAGTATTCGACGATGGTGACATCTTCGCTCGATACTTCGTCTCGAAGTTCGTTCCAGATGGTTTTTGCGAATCTTGTCGACTCGCTACGTGAGAGACATACTGCATCCCGCAGACGTCGCTCCACTTCTCGGATGGATGTCGGTCGCTCGTGCTTCGACTTCATCGATTGCACTTCCGCTGCCGGATCCTTTAGATTTGCTGTGAGTTCTTTGGCCTTCGATGCGAACGCATCGATGATGGCGTCGATGTGTCCGCGACCCAGACCAGCATCGAGAGCGGCCATCATGCCAGCACAGAGGCGATCGTAGAGTGCCTCGATGCCTTCGTGGACCATCTCCGTAGCCAGATCGCCGTAGACACGCTCAACGAATGTCGCCACGTCTTCACCTGGTGCGACAGGGATAATCATCTCTTCTTCTTCCATGCCATCCTCCATGTCGCCATACATGTCCTTCAGTGACTTGACCATGTTCATCGGTTCCGCTGGTGTCGGTGTCAGCGATGCCTCACCGATCGGCCAGCGTGTGATCTCATAGCGGCCATCGGACATCTTCTTCCGCTCGACCATGTGACCCGTGGCGCCGCTGGAATATCCAAGCTTGCCAGACTTCGCGAGTTCTTGAATCATCTTCTGGTACGAATCTGCCATGTCGACCTGGCTCTCATACCAGAGACCCTTTTCGTCCATGGTGATGAAGCCGGTTCCGATGCGTGACTTCCCGATCTGTTTGTCCTGGCCGTGATGATAGTACAGGTTCATCGGCACTCTCTCGCCAGATTTCATCGGTCGACCGAAGTCAGTGCTCGATGTGAAGTAGTCGCCCTCGAGGTCAGCGCCACCGAAGCGCACCAGGTAACCACGCACACGACCATTGTCATCTGCCTTGATTGCATCACCAAAGGACACCAGAGTCTGCATCATAAATCCTTCACTGGTACGACCACAGCCTGTGGTCCCCACTCCGCGTTCGGTACTACTTTACCGAATGCTGAGAGCGGTGTACCTGTCTCATACAAACGATACCGCGAAGGTCCTAAGACCTGCCGACGTTCCGCCTCACTCAACATCCGGAACTGCTCCTCTTTGTCCGGCATCTCTTCCGGTTCATCGAAACTGCCTGGCGGCAGTCCTGCGAGTTCAGCGTATGTCGGTGTGATCGGGACGACCGTACATCTACAGTTTGGATGTGAAGGTACAACATCTGCAACTGGATTCGGATCCCCGTGCAGTGACCAGCACACTGGACAGACATTGACGTCCCCCGCTGAGATACGGCGCCAGCCACGCACGATGGACAGGTTCGCCTCGAAGGTCTGTCGCTGTGCTTCGCGGTTAGCACGAATCATCTCCGTTCGTGCGATGGTAGCAGCTCTCGAAGGAGCGAGAGTTTCGTACGTCCTGGCCATGCGTCGTGCGACCTGGAGCGGATTGAGACCTTGCGCGATGCCGATCGTGACGTGGTCCAGTGCGAAAGGTCCTATCGCCTCGAACAGCACTCCGAGCGGTGAGCCGTCAGCGGCGAAGCCGACCACGTTCGTGATCGCCTCGATAGGTAGTCGATTCCACATCAGATCAGCGGTGAGACTTACGCTTTGAGGAACACCAGCGACTGCTCGCACGAGATCCTCCTGAATGTCTAGCGACAGCTGTATGGCGCGTCGTTGTCCGTTCGTGGCGATATCGGTCGCCTGTGGCGCAAAGAGTGCGACCTGTTCGGCCATCTGCACATTGAGCGCCTCGAGGCGTAGCATGTACTCGGAGAGGCCAGTGATGTCCTCACCTGCTGCCTGTGCTTCCTCGATGGCGGCTGTCACCGCTTCGAGGCGCTTGAGGTTGTCAGCCTGGAGAACACCGTATGTCCTGCTCATCTCAGAGAGAGCGGAGTTCTCACGGTATCGGAGCTTGTTCCTGTAGCTCTCGTTGACTTGATAGATATCAGGCATCGGTGTCAGTCAGTTCGTAACCATAGTACGGGTGATACGACTTCCCGTTTTCCTTCGGTGCCATGCGCTTGAGGATCTCTTTGCGCGCAGCTGTGGACCAGCGATATCCAGCATCGCCACCCCATGCAGCCCATGCGACACGACCAGCGGACGGATAGCCATCCTCACCTGGTCGGAATCCTTCAGCCTGTTTGTCTACTTCGTGACGTCGGAAAAACGAATACATCCGAAGGACAGTCGACTCACTGAGCTTTTCCCCATCGATGATCTGATTCGCCCTGGCCCATGCCACGGCTGTCCCGCCATCACGACCAGCATCACGCCACTCGATGGCCTGACGTGCTTCGGACGCCATGTCCTTCGATGGAATGAACTTCAGTCCTGACTCATCTCTATCATCGAATGCCTTCGTCTCTTCGCGCACCGTGACAGGCAACAGACCGAGGTGCTGAATGGGATCAAGTCCAACCGCTGCGAGTGCAGGTTCAGGAGCAAAGCCAGCACGAATCAAAGCGCCAGCAGCACTCACCAGCTTCGCAGTTTCATCGGCAGTTCGAGCTGTCGAGACAGGCGCAGCATCAGGGAGTAGGACATCCTGTGCGTTCTTCAGCACAGGGACACCTGTCGGATGGTAGTAACCTTCGTCATCATCGGATGGCGTCACACCAGCGACACGCTTGGCTGTTGCGAGATCCACGATGCCACTCTTGTATAGT